GCCATGGGTAACCATTCCCCACATCTTAAAGTCTCTTGAGCCCGTGTTTAAGGCCTTTCCCGATCTTGTACTTGACGGTGAGCTTTATAACCACGAGTATAAGGAAGACTTTAATAAGATTTCTTCGCTTGCTAAAAAGACTAAACCGACCGAAGAAGATCTCGAAGAATCCGCTGAAAAGCTGGAGTTCCATTGGTACGATATTGCCGATTCAAGTAAAAAGTTTGCGCAAAGAACAGAAGATCTACAATCTGTTTACAAAGAGTTCAACCTAATGGATAGCGCGGTCAGAATCGTAGAAACAAACTTTCATAAGTCGGAAGCTTCTGTTGACTCCGCTTATAAGGACTATGTTGATCGCGGATATGAAGGACAAATGATTCGTGAAGATATTCCTTATGAATTTAAGCGAAGCAGTGGTTTACTAAAGCGTAAAGACTTTCAAGACGAAGAGTACTTCATTCTTGACATTTGTGAAGGAAAGGGCAATAAAGCGGGCATGGCTGGATATGCCATTCTCGAGACTGAAAACGGAGAAACCTTCCATTCCAATATCAAAGGACCTCACGACTTTCTAAAGGACCTGTTGGTCAATCGGGACAACTACATCGGTTCTTATGGCACTTGCACTTTCTTTAACCTCACTCCCGACGGAGTTCCACGCTTTCCTTATCTTACGCGTTTGCGGGAAGGGAAATCAATAGACTAATTTTTTTATTTACATTCTTATTAAACTGTGATATAATATACATTATGGCAACCAAACGAAAAAAATTCTTAGACCGACGTGGCGAAGTGGCCGCTGTTGATTTTAAGTTCACCGGAAAAGAACCTTCTTGGACTGATGCGGAAAGTATCAGCATTGAAGATTACAACGATCGAAAAAGTAAAGCTTTACTCTTTTATAATTACTACCTTGACTCTGCTGATATGCGACCATGGGTAATTGATTGGATGCAATCCAATGGGTATGACAAATCAGACGTTTCAGCAATTAAAGGTTTACCGCCAACTGCCGTTGTAAGTACGGTTGGTAAACTTGTGCGAATGCTCCAACGCGGAATGCCGGACTGTCATCCCTCCGCTTCAATATCCACGTCAGCTTCCAAGTTTATTCACGATCATCTAAAAGATGCGATTAAAGATTATCATTTTTTAGCTGCAGAGAAAAAGTCTCAAGGCGAAGAGGATGACTCAAAACCCAAACCTGTTGTTAAGACACCTCTTCAAAGATTGGAAGCCAAAGTTAATAACGAAGTAATTGTCCATCTCGAGGAACTTCTTGATAAAGTTGCAGAAGTTGAATCAGGTGATACGCCAACAAAAATGCCTTATATGGATGTAAGCATGTTGTTACGCAGCGCAGGTATTCCCGCTAAAGGCGCTAAGTTTGTTGTTGATTGGTTAACCACTCATCACGCTGAGTTTAAGGCTGCGGTGGATCGTACTTGTCCAGATGCAGTTGAAGGTTATTCTTATTTGCGAAAGCCTCAACTAAATCGAATTGTTGCTAACTTTGAAAAGATGATCGACGGAGCTGCTACTCACTCTAAGGTTAAGAGTACACGCCGACCTCGTGTAAAGCGACCAAAGGCTGCAGACAAGCAAGTTGCTCGTCTTAAATATTGCCAAGAGGATGATACATATTCGTTGCAAAGTATTGATCCAATCTCCATTCCTTTTAGCCAAAGGGTATACGTATTCAATACCAAGTACCGTCAACTAAGCATCTATCACTCAAGTACACCTAGTGGATTTAGTGTGAAGGGAACAAGTATCAAAGAGTTTGATCCTGATAAAAGCGTCACGCTGACCTTGAGAAAACCAGAGGATGTACTCCCGCTGATTCTTTCGGGAACCGTGAGGAAAATCGACAATCTCTTAAAGACGCTAAAGACAAAGCCACGAAAGGCTACCGGCAGAATTAATAACAACACGGTATTGTTAAAAGCATTTGACAAAGCATGAAAAAGAAAGAAATTGAAGAAGCACTAAACCTTCCACTAACTAAAGAAGAGTTTATCAGTGAGGTAGAAACACTTGTCCGTAGGGATGAGATGGGTTACGTCGAAGCTATTATACATATTTGTGAAGAAAGGCAGTTTGATCCTGAGGACATTACTTCCTTTATTAATGGTCCCTTAAAAGAAAAGCTCAAACTTGAAGCCGTAAAGAACAACGTACTTAAAGGTAAGAAAAGTAATACGGCAACCCTGTTATGATTACACTTAGCACCGAAAGCTGCACTCCTATGGATGCATGGAGTACATTCACCGCAATGTCACTTCACTTTAATTCTGAAAGAGATTACGATGCCTTTAAGTTTAACTTTAAGGGTCCAAGGTGCAAGCGTGAAACATTCATGGGTCATAAGAATAGGTATCAGTTTGAGAAGCTGGCCAAGGCTTATCCAAAAAGAAACGACGTAATTCTTTACTCCCTTGCAAACATTCTTGCTGGCAATAAATGGATTGGCGAGTGTAATGAAGGAGCGTATAATACGTGGACTGGAAAGATCCAAGCACTTGATTACAACTTCAAAACAGACGTAGGAACACTTGGGGAAGAAGCCAAAAAGGAATCTCTGACATTTGATCAGTGCTTTATTCCTGCTGATCTTACCGAGTCTCCTTTGATATATAGACTATATGTTGAGGGCAAAATGTCCATCGAGACACTGGTCATATTTGAAAACATGCTAAACTTTACCTCTCGTCTTAATAAAGAATTAAAAGATCCTTTGGACGTTTCAAAGGGTACCTCCTTTCTGGTCTCTAAGTATGCTCCGTTTTTGGTTCATGCCGCAGACCTGAAAAAATATACAGAAAATGTACTTTCTGTATTTACAAAATAGCGAGTTTATGGTATAATATACTCGCGCTACAATACAACGCAATACAACGTAATACAACGCAATAAAACATATGTCATTCGATAACCTAAAAGCAAATCGTCAAGCTGCCATTGGTAAGCTTGTTCAAGCGGCCGAAAAAGTCGGGGGAAACGCCAGTAAATCTAATTACGGTGATGACCGATTCTGGAAGCCTACAGTAGATAAGAGCGGAAATGGATACGCGGTAATTCGCTTCCTTCCTGCTAAAGAAGGAGATGATCTTCCGTGGGTCCGTTATTGGGATCACGGGTTTCAGGGACCAACAGGTCGCTGGTACATCGAGAACTCCTTGACAAGTATTGGTAAAGATGATCCTGTTTCCGAGCTTAACAGCCGTTTGTGGAACAGTGGGGTTGAATCTGATAAAGATTTGGCGCGCTCTCGCAAGCGTCGTCTTCACCATGTTTCAAATATCCTTGTGGTATCTGATCCAGGCAATCCTGAAAATGAAGGAAAGACTTTCCTTTACAAGTATGGTAAGAAAATCTTTGACAAGATTATGGACGTTATGCAGCCTCAGTTCCAAGATGAGCAAGCGGTTAATCCGTTTGACTTTTGGGAGGGTGCAAACTTCAAGTTGAAGATTCGTAACTTCGAAGGTTATCGTAACTATGATAAGTCTGAGTTCGATTCGGTTTCTCCACTTTACGAAGGTGATGAAGGTCGTCTTCGTGATACATACGAGAGTCTTTATGAACTCGCTCCGTTTACAGATCCTTCGACATACAAGTCGTATGAAGATCTTAAGCGTAAGCTTATTGAAGTTCTTGGCGAGGAAGAGGTTAACGGTGATGCATCAGTGAGTAATCACACGACCGTTAACGAACCTTCAGCCCCAGGACTTGATAAGGTTGAGGATGAAATCCCTGGACTGGGCTCCGAGGCCGCAGCTCCGGAACCTGCTCCGGTTGAAGAAAGCGGAGGCAGCGATGACGACGATACCTTGTCGTATTTCGCTCAGCTTGCTCAACAGTAGGTCGCCTCGAGATAAGAGAAACCCCGTGGTTGTTAATTCAGCCACGGGGTTTTTTTGTTTACATGGCCAAAGCCGAACCGCTCAACACAGGCGGTGAAGCCGTGGATGTATTATTTGTTTGACTTGACGTGGTTGTATTGGTAACATTACCTCCGTTGTTATTCACAACAGTTACTGAACTGCCTCCAGTCATATTACCTGCTTGCGATAAAGCTTCCCCAACTGGAGCTACCAACGGAATCAAGATCGGAGGGTTTTCAACGCGGTCTGGAGCTGCTTCAAATTCGCCATCTACTGGAGGATCTGTAACACTGACTAAATTACTATCAGCTGGTAAAAGAAGTCCGCCTTCGACTCTACTAAAAGATAATTTTTCGATAAGCGTTTCAAACATATCAGTTACTGCTTCAAATCGCTTTGCGATGTTTGTAAGAGCTGTAGTGTCAAATACAATTTTGTCGCGATCCGGTTCAGCTGTAGTATCAATTACATTGTTGTCGGGATCTGGTTCTGGTTCTTTTGATTTGAATGATATCTTTGACAATATATTGTCGAATTTCATTTTTGCCGACATCCCGATGTTCAATGCTATATCTGACAAACTCACTTTTGTAAACTTTTGAAGTTCTTTTAGTTTGTCTATAAAACGATCTAGGGAGTCGGCCATGTCATCGAATTTACCAGACTCGAGTTTTTCAAACGAGTTCGTGATCGAATTAATTCCCTCCGCAGCTTCATTCAATTCAGAACCTTTATCTGCAAGCTCCATGAATTTCTTTATAGGATCTCCACCAAAGAAGCTGACCAACCCGCTAATGGCTGAGCTCCCACCAAAGGCAAGAAGTGCAGCGGCCACTGCCGCAATACCCGTACCTGCAAGGATAAGTCCTGGACCTGCATCGGCCAATCGACTAAATTGATCTATAAACCCTGTTAGAAGAGCTTCCGAGGCGGCCGCGATCGCATTAATTCCCTTCGCGGCTTCATTCAATTCAGAACTTTTATCTGCAAGCGCTATGAATTTCTTTATAGGATCGCCGCCGAAGAAGCTTAGCAAGCCCCCCAAGGCAGAACTTCCTCCAAAAGCAAGAAGCGCGGCAGATACCAATCCAATACCTGTGGCTGCAACTATAAGGCCTGGACCTGCATCGCCTAATCGAATAAGTGAGTCAATAAACCCAGTTAAAAAGTCACCTACTGCCCCGATTACAACACTTACTGCGTCTCCGAATGCTTCAATAAACGGAGACATTTTCGCTAAAGCTTCACCGAATAAATTGAACGCGTAAGCTGCTGGAATCATTGCTGCACCTAATGCGGCAATGGCTAATGCACCAATGAATATTGCAGGAGCGATAAATGATAGTCCAAAGGCGGCAGCACCCAAGAGCGTTAGCACCCCAATACCTATTCCTACACCCTTCCAATTAACATCCGAAAACATACTAAAGGCAAACGCCGCTGGTATTAAAGATGCTCCTAATGCAGCAATAGCAAGTGCTCCTACGAACATTTGCTTGGCCGATTTGCCTATTAGTTTAGCCCCAACGGCA